ATGAAATATTCAATGTTGGGCTTAGGTGATGATAACCTATTAGCCATTAAGATCCCTAAGAATATGTTGAATCAGTTAATGTCTTTTATGGAGAAGTCCATCTCTAGAACAGGTTTGAAACCAGAACTAAAGATGCAGGATTTTCCATCTTATTGCTCAGCCTTTTTTATACCAGTGCAGAGAGAAGTTGCCAGGCAACTACACCCCACCAAACTACTGATGTCCAGTCCTGGACGTTTGTTAGTCAAGATGGGGTGGACAGCCAAGAACGTGAGTATGAGAGATTACTCAGCATTCCTTAAAGGCAATGCACTAGGCAATAGCAACATGTGGCTAGTACCAATCTTAAGAGTATTTTATAAACATTTCAGTCAATTAAGCGTTGAGGCTAAAACTGACAAAATTATTAAGATAACTCAAAAAGACTGTTATCCAAGCAATGAAATATTTGAATGGATGCTAGCACGATATAACTTGAGTCGACTCGAGTTATTAGATTGTGAAGCCTGGTTGAATGGCATGTTGGTTAAAACCCACGGAAAACCTAATTTTTATTATCATCCCGTGGTTGCACGAATCGTGAAGATTGATTGTGCATAAACGCCCCTGAAAAACGGAAAGCAGCTAGCGCCAGCTGAGCGGGATTGGCCATCCCCCGTTTACTTGCCCACTTGCCTTTTTAATGAAGAATACTAAGAAGCAAGTGAAAAATCAAAATACCCTCAAACCAACTGCCCCGTTCACAATTTCGCAGCAGCAATTGGAGGCGATGATTGGTAAAATTACACGTGTGCCAAAAATTATGTCAGAGTGTGCCAAGCTTTACCAGCAGGCACTTTATGACCCTAAGTCTTGCAAGACTAACCCCTGCATCCCATCTCTGGTAGCTCTACCATCTAACAAAATCAGAGTGGAGGCAAGAGGAACATTTTATTCCAACACATTAGGTAATGCCGGTGTATGGGTTCACCCATGGCGACTATTAACAAATGATTTAGTCGTGGGAGGTGACAGAACATACCCCGCCATAACCTATTCTAAAGCTACGGGAACCACGGCCGTTTGGAGCACCGTCAGCAACCCATTGACTGAATCCATAGACTGCGCTTATGCCACTGGCAATAGCCCTTACCTATCAGGTAATTTGGGCTTTGGCGCTGAGTCAGGGAGATCAGCCAAATTGGTTGCATGTGGGCTATACGTAGCTTATAGAGGGCCTAAGATCCAGCAAGGTGGGTCACAGGCATTGTGGAGGAATACTGCTGATTTCAATAGGCTCAAGAGTGAGCTTTCTGATTATTCAGGCGTCCTCAAGCTGCAAGGTACAACGGAGACACCCACCAGTTCCAAATGGAATGCGGTGACGTACTTCCCCTCTGATGAGGGAGACATTGACGCCATCCAAGATCCCATGGAAGGAACTCAAATGGAATCCGAACCTTGCTCTAATCTTGCATGCGGTGTGTTTATTTCAGGACAGGATCCTGAAAAACCCGTGCCATTTGAATACCACGTTGTGGCATTCTTTGAATTATATGGTATGGGCATGCCTTTAACTGAAAGTCACTCTGATGTAGGAGCACTCGGTGCAGTAATATCGTCATTGCCTACCAGTGGCACTAACCCTGATGCACAAGTTGCCTATGCTTTGGGGAAAGTGTCCACGGTCTTGAAAGACCTGTCGAATGGAGGAACAGGATGGGGAAACCTAGGCGGTAAAACAGTTGCCGGAACTTTGATGGCCAAGAGTCCATTCAAAACGTTCGGCGGACCGCATACTGTTATGGACCCTGCAGGAGCCGCACTTGGTGTCATTGAAGGCGCTAAGTACGTTATGCCGTTTTTGGGTATTTAGGCGCAG